TCAACCATTCGTCAGTTTGACCATCACGACCATCCTTAACGATGTCTTTACGAAGTTGCATGTCGCGACCAGATAACGGACGAATTGCGAAATTCGCCGGGTCAACTGCAACTGCATAATCTTCCAAAGCACCATTAAGAAGTGGATGAGGGACAAAGTCCAACTGTCCAACCGGCCCCATATAAGAGCGAACTCTTATACCAGCCTTGGTTTTCTCACCTTCATCATAGAAAGCAGTACCATCAGACCTAGTTGCAACAGCAAGTTGGACAAGCCACTTGTTTGAGCAAAATACAGTCTTCTTCATGCTCCCAGAGACCATGTCGTGGAAGATGTATTCACTAACTCCATCAAGGTTATTTAGACCTGCACTGTAATCCCATTGAACATTGCTATCGCTTGCGCCGTTTAAAGACTTAACAGCTCCATCGGAACCGCTAACATCAAATCCCTGAAAAGTTCTCTTTGGATTTTCAGACGATGCGTCAAGAGAGATTGCGCCATTCGTAATAATAGCGTATTCAACAGCCGCTTTTATTGTTGCAAGTTTCCTAGCCTGTAGACGAGACATCTCTGAACCGCCATAGTGCTTAGATGCCTTTGCTGTACCAGTAATGGTGTACGGCTCACGGAAAATCTGCGTACAGTTTTTCAATCTCCGAACTTTCTTACTGGTTTCAGCACCAACAGCCGCACCTTCAGCATATTGACCGGGGCCACCTTCAAGCTTAAACTCTTTGTCATCAACAAAGACAGTTTCCGCTCCGATAGCCAACCCATTTGCCCCTTTATAAACGCCACTGTCATACTGACCAGCAGTACCAAAGTGCGTTAAGGTAAGAACTTCATCTGCATGAACTCCAAAAAGGTCGCCACCCTGTTCAACTTGATATGTTGATGCATCACCGGATTTAACGTGCAAACCAATAAATTGAACCATTTTATCTGTCGCATTTGCGCTGTTAACAGCTTTACCAATCGCTAAACACATTACATGAGTTGCGTTAGCTAAGTGCGTTGCGTCACCAGAAGTACCTATTGTGTAGATACCCCCAACTTCAAACAGTTCTACTTGAGCTTGCCTATCAAAGTTAATAATAGCATTGCCACCGTTAACACCGCCAGTTGTTGTATCACCGACATCAGCAGTCGCAGCAATATCTCCGGCAGTTGCCGTGACCATTGCTTTTTTAACGGATTTTTTAATCATGTACTCGTCTTCCATCCACTCAAATATCGGGACAGGAGTCACGTTTGACTTCATACCGAAAAGAGAGAAGATAGGAGTTACATTTGGATTGTAGTAATGGATTTGTGACCCAAGTTCTAAGACTTGACGTTGTGTCGCATCTGAGAACTGAAGGGCAGAACCCGTACCATAATTTGTAGCCATTTTGGTTACTCCTTTATTTATTAACGAATATAAAGAATGCTACAACCCATATAGATTACAGCACCTTAAGTATTCGTGTTATTGAACTCCATAATCCCTTTCCAAAAGTCGTCCAATTCCTTTTCTTCAGGCTCAACAGCACTCGGCGCACTTCCTGTTACGGCGGCGGCACTGGTGGCCTTATTTTTGGGTTTTGGCGATTCTCCTTCTGGAGTAGGATTACTATTTCCACTTCTCTGAGCAAGAGTGCGCCAGATGTTTACCAAGTTCTCCTGAGTGACATTATTTGGGTCAGCCATAAACTGCCGATAATCGACAACTTCTGTATCGCTTAACCCCATTTTCTGTAACTCTTCGGTTTCTGCGTCGAAAGCTTGTGCCTCAGACAGTTCTGATTTAAGCTTTTCGATTTCACCAATGGCTTGAGCCGACCCTTGGCGTATAAGCCACTGGTCATATTCACCGCGCCACTGTGCGGAGCTAGAGTTATCAATGGATTCATCAAGAATATCATAATCATCAGGTTTTAACGGGGGCGCATTGGACGCTTCCTTCTTGGCCTGTACTTCCTGAGTTAGTTTCTTAACCACATCAGGATTACCGGCAAGGAATTCATCCAACTGAGCCAGTTTAGCATACTTGTCTTCCTTAGTAGCGAATTCATTCCGCTCTTTATCGGTTTTAGACTGTAGCTGTTTGTAAGCTTCTGCAAGCTTGACTTTGCCTTCGTTATCATCCTTGAACTTGTTCTCAATTAGCCATTGCTCAATCTCGGCAACTTCATCTGACTGAGGTTGCTCAGACTTATCTTCAACCTTCTCTTCTTGAGCTTGTTTAGGAACCTCTTCCTGAGCCTTGGCTTCCACATCTGGAGTAGCTTCAGCTTCTTGGGATTCCTCTGGCGAAGAGCCTTCATTAAATGCATCTAATTCTGCTAAAAGGTTATCTTCACTCATTTCTTGTTCAGGTTTCTTTTGGTCTTTGCTCATTACGATGCTCCTTTAAAGTTATCCGCTATGCTTGCGGAGCTTGTGGGTTTGAGTTAATCGCTTCATCTTTTACCAGAGAGAGTTCCTCAGCGACCATGCGAGTCTTATCCCTCTGTCGTGATTCTTCCAGCTTTGCGCTAGACTTAATCTTGCTTACCGCTTCCGATACCGGTTTAGTGGCTTCGCTGATTTCAGCCCGCATATTCGCGTGGAATATTTCACGCTCTCTAGTTTGCAGGTCGCCCTGCATACGTTTGAGTTCTTCCTGCGCCTGAGCTAATTGGGCGCGTAAATTTTCTATTTCACCCATGCGTTGCATTAAAGACGACTTATCAATATCGCCTTTCATGTTCATAATTACTTGGGTTTTATCAAATATACCTGCATTTAGCAGGGTTAAATCTTTTTGGAGTTCAGCCATTGGGGATTTGGCCCTTGTACTCCCCATAACTACACGAACATCAAATTGAGCTGTAGTCATATCATATAATTTCATTACCGCGCCTGTTTTATCATCAATAACTGGGACATTTAATTTAACCTCATTCTCATCACCGGTAGGGCTAACAAGTCTTAATGTCCGTTGCTGGTCATAGACTTCAGGCATCCATTGAACCATTATTTTCGCCGCTTTAGTAAGCATGTCATAAATCGGAAGAATCTTCCAATTCTGCTTACGGGCCGACGCTTCATCAATGATTTGGGCTTCTCCAACAGTTCCCGGTGCGCCCTGCGGATTCCCTTGTTGGAATTTATATGCGCCGAATACCGTTTCAATATCCATTTCATATCTTGCTTTCTCCGTATATAACTGAGAAGAGACAGCCGGTGGGGCAAATTCTTTTATTTTCCCAGCCGCCAAAGCGCCGGGATTAGCACGAATAATCGCATTTGGAATATGCCATTTCTGTATTTCACTGGCATCAATTGCTCCATCCTCATAAAGAAGCTTAAAATTTGTGGTGGCATTTGTATGAGAGATGATAAGGGCCTCAGTGCGATTCAACATTCGCTGAGGTGTCTTGGCATGGCGCACATCGCCACTTGGGAAGGGGGTGCCTGCATGTTCATTACACGCCACCACAATTGGATATTCGTCAATAGGAAGAATTTCATCATAAGCAATCTGGTCGCCGATTACAAAAACTTCTCGCACTCGCGTTTGATAAACTACACTTTCAGTTATAATCCCTTCCGATATAAAAGTCTCGTACTTATCATCGGTGATAAGTTCCTTATACTCGTCCTTGCTATATAATTTATTTTTCCCAGTAATACTATCAATAATCATAGCGAAAGGAACATTCACTTTTGTGAAATAACAGTATTTACGAACCTTCTCCTGATGGTCATCTGCTATATTGCCGCGTGTTTCAATAATATCCCTTGAATATTTTCCAGAGTCCTGCTCATTACGCTGATAATCTTCCTTAGCCTTTTCTATTAAGCCAGCATATTTTGGAAATGCAATCTTTAAATGTTCGCGAGTATGTATGTCTGAATAAATTATAGCACTTGCATCAGAAAAATCAGGCATTGAAGAATTTGGGTCTACAAAAATAGATTCAGGTGTCATATGACGTATCCGCATACTACCAAGACCGCTATCCCCCTTCCAATCAGGATAGATATACATACAGCCAATGCCTTTTACGATAAAATCTTTACATAATTGCCTGAAGTGAACATCAGCATCTGAATCGTACCAAATCTTATCTAATAATTGGTCAAAAACAAAAGCGGCATCATTATCTGTTTTACCAACAGAATGAACATCCCATTCTGGCGGTGAAGCGGCAATATTAGAAAGAACCTGCTCGACGGCAGGACGTATTTTATTATTGCACTCAGGTGGTTGCCCAACGCTTAAAAGATAATTTTTTTGCGTTCTCGTAAGCTGTGAACCAAGATAGAACTCTTGGTCTTCCGCTATTTGATAACGATATTCGCTTGATGAGCTTTCAAAAAGCAAATAGTCACTATAGACATCGCCCGCACTTATCTTATTTGTATCTAGCTCTTTTAAGTTTAGCATTATCGTACTTTAAATATTACGCAAAATGTAACAATAATGTTATAGTCTTTTCAAACTTTTTTAGCTATATCAATTAACAATCTAATAGGTGCTAGCACCATTTGAGATTCATCATCGTCACCGCCCTTAATAATGTGTGCTAAGTCATTTAAAAACATATACTTAATAATTTTTCTTAGCTTGCTAACTTGCAGTGCTAGCATGTATTTCATATCCCCGTCTATAGTGAAAATATGAATCCACCACTTCGCATCAGTGATGGACAGCCCGGATAACTCACCGCGACAACGTATTTCAAGGGCCATATTCCCAGTGCTTGCCCATATATCTCGTTCGGTTTTTACTTCGATACTGCCGTCACCTTCAAATATATCCCGAACCTTTTCTTCGTATATCTGACCAAAATCTAGGTCGATATCAAAATTGCCCACTAGGCTTCGTAAAAATCAGCGGCTGTAAATGTCTGGCCCGTCTCCCAATCTACCTCCATAACCGGGGCTGGCGGTAGCCAATCGCCTTTTTCATTCTGCTCTACATCCGGTTTCCACACGTCGTCTATTGCCCAGCGAAGTGCATCAAGCGTATCTTTTTTAAATGTGCCATGTTCACGGAAATTTAAAAGTTCCTGCAACAACTCATCATGATTATCCCGTAAAAATATAGAATGAGATGCAAAATAGGGTTGCATCTGCTTAATTCTATAATACTTAGCCTTGATTGCTTTTCTAGTATTTATATTATAAAACCTGCCGGATTCCTTAGAAACCCGTAAAATATAGTCAGCAAGCATAACGTGACCTGTCTCTTCAATCTTTATATCCCTTGGTTGGTACATATCAGCCATTTCAAATATTTTATCAGCGCCATCCATTGGGGCTACTTGGCCCCGAAAGTAATCAACAACATAGATATTAAACTCCTTATCTACGGCAATTACCATAATCACTGTATAATCTGCTTTTACATTTTCAGAAGATGCTGGGTCAACGCCGATAAACGTATTTACAGGGATTTGCTCGCGTTTTCCGTCAGTAGTCAGTATAATGTAGGATTGACCGTCATCATATATATATCTACCTTCCCAGAATCGCATATCCTTTTCCTTAAAGACCCGGAAACTATCATCAACAGGGATATTTTGATACTCTTGATAAAAATAAGCAATATCACCCTCAGATTTAAGCCTTTCTCTTTCAGCGATTAACCATTCGTACGGTCTGCGCTCAGGCCAAAGGACTTTTACTTTATCTTTTTTGTCCAGAAATTCATTACCGGAGGTCGCAAACTTACCATGTGGCATATCCTGTGGTATAGCTTGATAAAAAAGAGACCTCCAACCCTTGACTTTATATTCCCCTCTCTTATCGTATGCCATTGGGCCTGCTATACGATTCAAGTACGCATCGCTATCTACGATAGTACCGATAAATACCAGTTTTGCGTCCCCGCTACCGGGAATAACTGCACCATTAAGCCAACGGCGGAATTTATCGCGAGCTAAAGGGGTGGTGCTATTTGATTCGCCTTCTCCATCGTCAATAATAGTAAGAGTTGGGCGGTATGCCCCATATTTCAGGCCACGAACTTTCTGGCCTGTTCCCCGAATGAGGCATTTGCAAAGCACGGCTGGCTTACCGTGTCCATCCCACCGCCCTACTATTTCTTTTTCTTCCTTTCCCCATATTTCGCCCATACGATTTCCAAAAAAATACTTTAATTTTGGATTATACTCTATTTCGTTGCCAATTGACTCAAGATTATACTTAGACTGCATCTCAGATTCGGAAATAAGCAGCAAAAATCGCTCTTCACCAAATAAAACGCGATGCAAGGGGTATATAAGGTTAATAAAAGTCGATTTTGCGTGGTCTCTTGGCGCGACTACGGCTAATTTTTCACCACTATGCATCCCTATTAAGGTTTTTGCTATTTCTCGGTGAAAATCCGGCGATTTTGAGCGCACATGGTAGTGCATTGAATTTTCAGGGTCTCCAAAAAGGACTTCAGCGAAAGTAAAAATGTCCATATACATGGACTCTATGATTTTACTATGCTCTTTTTGGCTTAAATTTTTTAGTTTTTTCAAGTCTGGCCCGACTCTCCATGAAGTTCTTCAAGGTATATCAATTGTTTTTTAGCAACTTCTAATTCTTCTGCAAGCTCAAGTATAAATTTAGCCACAGTACCTTCAATACAGTATTCCCTGTCATCAATATTAATTAGACCGGGAAGAGATGTGTCTACGTCGGCACTACTCTCAGTTTTTATGATGTGTCTTTTCGTTTCCAAGGTCTTCAAGGACATAATTAGTCTCTGCAAATTTTTGGCGTACGGATGCAAGCTTCTTTATATCACCATCAGAAAGGGCAAAAAACCCTTCTACACTTTCTTCTTTCTTTTCCTTAGTCATATGCCCCAAAAGGTCGCTTACTCTGTTCAGCGCATTTAATCTGGTCGCATGTGGTGTGTCTTGCTTCACTATTAAGTCTTTATAGCTTTGAGCAACAAAATCATCATCAACGCCGGTTTCAATCAATTTATCCCGCATATTCATGCTAATATATTCCTTAATGTGTTTTTTCTTAAGAATTCCCATTCCCCTTCTAAGAGCTTGCTCTGGGTTATTGTCTGAGTATATTGCTTGGTAAGCATTAATAACGGCTTCTGCGTCCCACATTCCGTCATCATTGATTTGTTCGGACATGTATAGATTGTCCACGAACGCTTTCTGGAGTGTCGTTGGTCTAACATTCTTTATAAGCTCCTTTCCTGAGTATCTGGTATCCCGGCGATAATCCGGCTGTTGACCAGAATATATTTTTGAACGATGCGCTGGATATTCGCCATAACCGGTGCGAATAAAATAATAAGACTTCTTTTTACCTTTTGGATGCTCTTCCCTTGTACGTATAACCTGTACAA